AATTTTCAGTTTACCGTAACCATTTGGACCGTCCATCCACATATTAACTATCATGTGGGACACACGGTCCAGGTTAATTTTTAGATCATCTGGATGATCCACTTCTCCGAGAACTGAATAACCGTTTTGAATCTGATCGTTTAAGGTCTTGACAGCCTTGCCAATCTCGTTTACAGGATATACACGCTGGTTAGCGTTTTTTATACCGCCCTGGATGCAAATCCCGGACATGTATAAATTTTTTCCTTCTTTGTCATCAGACTCAACGATCATTTTTGCTTCGTTGAAACTGAGATTCTCTCGGAGGTATAACATAGTCTAGTATGTTCTCTTATTTCTTAATTGGGCGAAGCGTACTTTGCTTGTTCTGCTCGCCACGTTGTCCGCCTACTTCACCAGTATGCGCACCTACCATTTCACCTGGTTTAGCACCTTTCTTCTCTGCGCCATGACCTTTGCCATCGTTTTTGTAAGCTGGAGCTTTCTTATTTCCAGGAACATTAACATTACCAGCGTTCATCATTTGTGTACTTGGCTTTAGCAATCCACCTTGTGTACCGCCACCATTTTTAGTACCGGCATCACCGTGTACTTCAACATAGTTCTGAGCAATGTTACTTGCTGTACCGCCCATATTGTTTACCATGTCACCACGAATTGTACTTTTTGGATATTCTTCTCCAGCATTTTCGTAGCTTCCTGATCCAACAGTCTTGCTTGAAACACCTTTACGCTCTGCACCGTGTCCGTCTTTAACTGGAATTACGTATTCCATTAATTCTGTTTCTAAATCGCCGCCCATTTCATCGCCACCAAATGATGGATCATCGATACCATCGTGATGTTCTGGCTCATGCTCTTCGTCGGCCATTAATTGTTCAAATTCTGCTTTTAGGTCTTCTAATGCATCTTCTAGATCCATTACGCGATCTTCAATATCGCCACCTTCTTCACCGTCGTCATCGCCGAAGCTCATGTCATCTTCTGCATCATCTTCTGCATCATCATCTTCTGCATCATCATCTTCTGCATCATCATCTTCTGCATCATCATCTTCTGCATCATCATCTGAGCCATATGGGTTACCTTGGTCTTTGGCTTTAGGCTTAGACTCTTCCTCTTCCTCTTCCTCCATTGGTGTCTCTTCACCACCAAAGTCGTCTTCTAAAAGACTTTCGTAGATTTCACGGCTTTTGCCTACTACGATATTATGAAATATTTCTTTTGCTGCCTGTTGATCATCATTGATCAAAGCTTCTAGCATGGCTTCAAATTGAGCGCGGTCAGTCATGTTTATTTCTCCTGTGATTTGTAATTGTGATACAAGGCTGTATTATATTTACACTTTTGTTAAAAAAGTGTATGGATATAGACGAAAAACAGTCAGTTTTGACAATTTTTCTTTATTATGCCGGTGGAGCCGGTGGAGTTGCGTACATTGAATGTATAAATTCTAGTTCGTTCTCTTGTTCTAGTATATGTGCTTCACTACTTTTACGTAGTTCATTAAGTTGTTTTAAAGTTAATCTGGTTTTACGTGTGTCAGTTCTGTGCATAACTGTATCGTCACGTTTAGGCTCGTAGCGTAAATCATTAGCCACATGTCTTGTATCAGGATCAATGTAAAACAATTCTCTTAAAATCATATTGTATTTATGCTGGTGGTGCTGTTGGAGCAGGTGTGCCTGCTGTTTGTCCAGCGGCTGTAGCTTGACTTTCTGCTCCTGGTTCTTCTTGCATATCCTCTGGAGGAGTCATATCACCTGCGGCGCCTAAATCTCCTTCAATGCCGGCGGCAGATAAGCCTGCACTACGCATTTCTCCAGCGGCATCAGTCATTGTAGGTTCGCCTTTTCCAGCTTCCTCGCCCCATAAACGTTCGTTTTCTGCTACTTCTTCGTCTGTTAAACCTAAGAAACGCTTTAATGCAAAACGTTTTGACATAAATGGTACTGCTTGAATGGTATTAAATGTATTAATACGTTCTGCATCAATGCTTGCTTGACGTGAACTGGCAAAGTTCATCGGAGGATTAAACTTTAATTCAAATAAATTAGCATCTAAATTAAGTCCTTTGGCATGCATATACATCTTAAACTCTTCATCAAACACAGATGTAATAAGACTTTGTAGTCTTTCACAGTATTTGTTAAAGCGTAACTCTTGAATGTATGCTGTTCCTACTCGTCCATCATTAAAACTTGCTTGGCTATCGTCTGCACCAGTAGGCAAATAGCTACTTGGAATACGCAAACCACGGAATAACTTGTTAGTAAAGTACTTTAAGTCATCAATTTCACCTAAGTTAGTCCCGCCGGGCAATGTTTCTACTTTAGATCCACGTCCTTCTGCTGTTGTTGGAAAGAAATAGTCTTCATTAATGCTTAAAGGATTATAAGCAGAGTCGATAACGTTTTGTCCGCCACCTGATTGACTAGGAATTCTACGTTGATGTATCTCATTCTTAACACGTTCTACGAATGCCATAGCTAAATGGCTAGGCATATTACCTACGTCGATATGAAATACACGTCTTTCAGGAGCACGTTGTATACGATAAATTAAAATTGCGTCTTCTAATAGCTCTTTTTGTTTGTAAACTTTAAAAATATTTTCTAATAGACTATTACCAAATGGATAATTGTTATCTAATCCTTCACTTAGACTTAAATGCACAATATGTTTTGCATCTAAAGCACTTTCATGTTGATTGAGACCAAATCTACTGCCGTTTCCACTAGTAGGACTATTACCTACAGTACCTTTACTACTACCTGGACTGCCCATCATACCGCCATAACTATTACCGCCAGCGGCATTATTACGTGGATTAATATTAGGAGTTATTTGTGTTACAACTAAATTTTCAAAATTAGGTGCTAGATCTTTAACAACATACTGCTCGGGTTTCTTTCCTTCGCTTTCATTTACAATAACTTTGATAATTTGACTAGGATCTATATAAGTCCATTTTTGATTTTCAGGATCTCTGACAAAAAAAGCATCGCCATATTTGAATACATTGCGTACAATACGAAAAATTCTTGTTTCAAATTTTTGTAGTTTAGTCCATTGTTGCATATATTCTGCAAGAATTTTAACTTCACTGTTAGTAGCTTTGTTTCTCCAGCTGACAGTAAATGGACTTTTGCCATCTTTTAATTTTTGTGTACAAAATTCTGCAAGAATATCTAATGCGGCATTAACTTCTGGATCACTATCCATTACTTCATACTGGCTATAACGTTCAATGCGGTTAGGACTACCTGTGTAAACGTCCGGCAAATAATTACTATAGTTAGTTTGGCTTGGGCCAAGGCTAGTACTGCCATTAAAAGGGCTTAGTGAGCCTGATGTGTTTGACGCTACAGGTGTAAAATACTTTTTCCAACTCATTTATGGTTGTCCTTAGGCAAATTTGTTGCCGCTTAGGCTTTTAGTAGCTTTGATTTGCATTGCGTTCAAATCAACAGTTTTTGAACTGTTAGCAACTAATTGCATTATACCAGTATTTAACCTTACAAGTTGTTCATTGACATCTTTTAGAGTTGTAGAATCTGTGATTATATTAGAAGATTGTGATTGTTGATTAGTAATTGCTGGAGCAGATATTTTTGGTTCTTCAGTTGGTAGCTTTAAAGAACTGTTTATCATTGAACTAGGATTATAAGTTGTCTGCGGTGTGTTGATTGAGCTTATCTTAGTTTTAATTCCATCAAACATACTGGCAAATTCTTTATAACCTGCTTCTACTCCAGAATTCTTTGCTCCCTTTGCTAAATTATCTAATTGTTGACGATTAATAACACCTTCTTCATTATGCAATAGCGCTGGAGTGCCGTTTGGACTAAATTGTTCAAGCAATGATCCAACTGATCCTAAACTAGTATTTGCTCTGCTAACAGGTTTATCGGATCCGCCCAGCCAACTTGGCATATTTGTAGACCACCAACTCGGCGATGATGGCATTTGTGTACTTGGATTAGACATTGACGGAGTAGATACTGTAGGTTTAGCTACTTGGGGAGTTGTTTGCGTACTAGGATTTGGTGCTGTAGGTGCTGTTACCGCAGGTGCTGCCGGAGTACTAGACGGCATTTGCGTACTAGGATTAGGTGCTACTACTGGTGCTGTTACTGCGGGAGTAACTGTATTTCCAGACGGCATTTGCGTACTAGGATTAGGAGTTGCAGGTGTTATTTTAGGTTGTGCGGCTTTACGTTCTGCTTCTCCTTCTTCCTTAGTAGGCATTTTATTTGGAGATGGTATTGGTTTGCCATCTGTTGTGGTAGTAGGAACAGGTGGAGTTGTTTTAGGAGTAGGAGTGCCAGTAATTGCTCTAATAAATCCATCGATATACTTAGTGGCTTTATCTGCGGCTTGACCTGATCCAAAGACTGCTGTACTATAACTGTCAATTGCTTTAGCTACTTGGGTGCCAGCGCCTTTTGCAAACGCATCGTCAAATCCTTTTGCTAGTGCTTCGGCAGATTTGGCGCCTCGATCTTGATTTTCGTTAGCGGCAATTTGTACTGCTTCTTTAGGATTTCGTGCGCTTCTTTCAAATCGTGCATCTCTTCTTACTTGATCAAGAGCTTGTTGTGGGGTAAGTGTACCATTGCTATTGCGTAAAACTTGTGCTACACGCTGACTAATTCTATCTTCATCTTGCGCTTTTGTAAAAGTATCTGCAAGTGGACCGCCTAAGGCAATTTGTCTTCTAAACCTATCGCGAGGATCATCTTGTCTATATACGGCAGCATCAGCTAAAGCCTTATTCATCATAGCACGGCCAACTTCTCTAGAAGCCGCGTCCTTACTTGCACTTAGTTGTGCGGCACGCTCAAATTCTCTAGAGGCCTTAGGGCCCATTGACATTAGATAATTTTGTTGCTCTTCAGTTTTTCTCCCGCCTATTGCAATAGTTGCGGCTAAGTCTTCTGCACTTTTACCAAACACAGATACTTGTGCTTGAGTTCTAATAAAGTTTTTTCTTTGATCTTCATTCATGCCTTGCAAGGCAGCTGAATATTTTCCTTCTTTTAATCTACTTTCTATTTCTGCTTCTATTTCTCCACGATTTCGTCCGGTGGCATTTGCAGATAATTGTAATTCTTTTGCTAGTTCGGCGTTAGCTTCTCCTAATTTTTTTCTATTAGCTTGTCCTTCTGTAGTATCATCTAGCCTTTCCTTAGTATACATAGATCCTAAGGCTTGTAATTTCATGTATTCAGAATCTAATGTAATACCGTAAGCCTGTAATTGCTTGCCTAATTGACTATCTCTAGTCTCAGCGGTCATTTGCGTAAGTGTCTTACCAGATTCGTTAGCATTTTTACCAAGGCCTTGCAAAGCTACACTTTGCTTGTTCATCATATCTATGTACTGATCTGTAGTCATTCGACTACGAGCCATTTGATATACTAATCCAGTTTGATCCCCTCCGCCTAAACCAGATGCGCCAGCTTTATTAGTTTTTACACGCTGATCTTCTATTACACCTAATGCATCTTTAACTGTATTTCCAAGACCAAATGTTATACTATTTGTAGTAGCCGCAAATTCGCCTAAGGCTACCGCCGCAGGTTTAGCATTATCACCTAACATTTTAGTGCCAGCCGCGGCATTAGTAGCGGCTTGACCAAGTCCTGTTAGTTTATCAATAAAATTAGTAAATGGTTTATCATCGACAGTAGTTTTTGGCTTGGCGGCTGTATCCGGAGCTTTACTATTGCCCGGGCGATCTTCTGGTATGTCGTTACCGTTTGCGTCTTTTGCCATAAAAAAATTCCTGGAAATATGCGTATATAAATACTAGATATTATATTTATCTGGAGATAAAACCATGAGTTTAAACCCTTTACAACAATACTTTAGACAGCCTAAAATTTATGTCCGATTGCCTAGTCAAGGTGTTTATAACAGCCCCGGAACTATTCAAGGCGATATAAACAATTTGCCAGTATACGGTATGACTGGAATGGATGAAATTATTGTTAAAACTCCAGATGCCTTAGTTACCGGAGAAAGTACTGTAAGAGTTATTGAAAGCTGTTGCCCAAGTATTAAAAATGCATGGGGAGTTAGTGTTTTAGATACTGAGTTATTGTTTACTGCTATTCGTATAGCTACATATGGAAACGAAATGGCTGTTACACACACTTGTCCAGGTTGCGCAACTGAAAATGATTACAATTTAGATCTTACAAAAATAACTGATCATCTTAGTTCATGTCAGTATGATAACAAAATTGTACTGCAAGATTTAATTATTAAAATTCAACCGTTAGACTATAAACAGGCCACTGAAATTAATATCAAAAATTACGAAATGCAACAAAAAGTATCTCAAGCTCAATTGATTGAAGACGAAACTGAAAGAAACAATGTTATTTCAAAAATGTTTAAAGATCTAAGTCAGATACAAATAGAAAGTTATATTGCTTGCGTGGAATCTATTGAAACTCCTAACGCCAATGTCACTGAAAGAAATTTTATCACAGAATACCTGCGTAATTGCGATAAAAGTATATTTGATGCTATTACTGCTAAAATTGAACAAAACAGAAAAACTTGGAAATTTCAAGGCTATAATGTTAAATGTGCCGAATGTAACCAAGAAAATATTGCCACTATAGAATTAGATCCTTCAAATTTTTTCGTCTAAGCCTAATTGGACTAAGTCCTGAACAAATTCGAGAACGTTTAATTAGGCTTGATAAGGAAATCTCAGATTTTAAATTAGAACTATTTAGAATTAGTTGGTATATGCGTGGCGGTTTAACTGTAAATGATTTACTTTATACATTCAGCCATGATGATAGGGAAGCCGCATACTCTATTATAAAAGAAAATATAGAAACTACTAAAAATACCGGAATGACTTTAATTTAACTAGGTTCAGGTTCACCAGGTTCTTGAATAGCTACTTGTGGTATATTAGGATGTTTCCAGATTGTCCTATCACCGGATTTCCTCACAATTTCCCATCCTGCATCATTAATGTAGCCAATTTCTCCAGGTTTGGGTTTTGCTGGGCTGCCAGGCTGTTCAGGAGGATTACCGGGTTCTCCGGGAGGTATAGTTTTGCCATCACCTTTTCCTGGGCCTTCTGGCTGACCAGGCTCTGGAGTAGGTGCAGGAGGTGTGTTAACTTTTTTGTCAAGTTTACCTAGCTCTGGTTCTGCAATTGGTAACTCTTCAATTTTCTTAATAATTGTTTGAATTGTAGAACTTTCCCATCCGGATTTTATTGCACTAGACACATTGTTTACTGCACGATCCCCTATAGATAAAGTATCCGTCCACATGTATTGTCCAGCCAAGTCAGGGCCTTCATACCAACCCCATTCTGTATTGTTATTTGAATATTCATTTACCTTTACCCATACTAGATCGGACAAATTAGCAATTCCTTTTTGATCACTATCTAAACCCGGAGCTTCATTTATGTCCCATAATAAAGTAATTTGTAAAGTACTAAAAAGTAACTTGAGAGCGCCTTTGCCAGGAGTAGTTAACCATTTTAGTCCCTTATTGCCTACAATTTTTCCTAAACCTGGAAGCAATTTTACAATCCACTCCCATAGGATACTGCCAGCAGTCAGTTTGTCTGCGGCTGTAACAGTTAACCCCGGTAACAGTGTCATAAGATTAGCAGTCAATGTAGTTATGTATGTATGATAAAATTGTTCGTTTGATAGTGTAGCCCATCTTTTCAAATCTTCTGGCTTATCTTTATAACTAGGATCGGCATTTTGTTTACTTGCATTATAAGATATAACTCCTCTAGATAACCAATAGTTTAAGGAAGCTCTATGTGTTAGATATTGTCTAGTAGGTTCCTCGATAGCGGCCATCACTAGTGCAGGATATCCTAATGAGTAAATTTTTCGAATAATACTTGAACCGTCAAATGCCTTAAGAGGTTTCGTATCCATTTCTCCTTTCTTAGCCGCCTTTGTAGCGTTGTCTATAGCTTCCTTGGTTTTTTTCTCAGCTACCTTATTCATTTGTTGAATAATAGTAGGATCATTTAACATTTCAACTTGGTCAAGTTTAGGATCAGCTTGGCGTAATTTTTTTAGCCAGTCAGCAAAACTGTCAAATTTTACACCGGGATATCGTGTTTCATGCAGTGTGGCTTCATAGGCATATCTAGTAGTATAGTCATTTATAAACTTAGTTTCAGCCTCAGTGAATCCACGACCTAAACGATATAATTTTCGACCAAGTCCTATTTCGCCTTCTTTTAAGTCGTGATTTTCTCTTAAGATAATTTCTGTAACTTTCATGTAGATATTTATCGGTATTAGTAGATGAACTACGTTCATCTGTTCTTCGCTTATCAGCTCGAACTAACTGTTAAGTTAATGATATAATTTAGTGCGAAGCACTTTAAATATTATCCAGATCGTTCAGTCACACTTTGCCCTGGCGGGCAAAATGACTAACATTATCCGAGTCGAACAATATCACCCTAGCATTTCAGCAGTTACAGTGGCGGTCATCCGGTACCACGAGCTGAGTCTTTATATGACGGCGGGCTCATGCACAATGCTAAACGCACATGAACCGTGAGGCTACAACCTCTCTTTTAGCCTTGAAAATTCTTCTTATAGTTCAAACGGATTATAGGCATATTCCATCATCGTCCTGTAAAGGATAGTGAACTACAACTCTGACACCAAGCAGAAATACCTTGCCGTCACACATCAGAACGGATTCGGGGCACACTATCAACGCCTGTGCGGGCTTATTTGGTGTTTTATGAGCCTGATTTATTAAGATTTCAGTATATGTGAACCATGTACACGCACTTGAATATGACCATTATAATAGTCATTTGATTCAAGAACTCTGCGTGAAAATTGTTCACGAGCTTCTATATAACTGCATTCTGCCTTGGATTTACAGTAAAATAATATTTCTCTGCGAAAGTTTTCTTGACCTAACTGCGTAACATCCTTGGTTAATTCGGGAGAACTACCGTAATAGTCCCGCCAATCACTGTCAATTTTGCTACGGATTTTCTTTTTTTTCTTAGTGCCGTTCTTGAGTTTTACTGTCTTGTAAGTAGTTTTGGAGAATTTTGCTAGTTTTTTGCCTATGTACATACGCCCTGAGATTGTATTTGTTATAAGATAAACAAACCCAACACAATCTTCAGGAAGAATTTCTACTTGTTCATTTTGATAGTACCAGGACATTAACTATGTATATTATTCGTCCTCAGTACCACCGCCTTTTTGGTTTGCCTTGCGTTGTGCCTTGTCTTGATCTAGCCAAACACGATACTGTTGTACATGTTCCCTACGTTCGCGAGCTATAATACGAATCTGCGCTAGCCAGTAGCGCATGTTTTCGCCTGCTCGTCTCGTGCCTCTAGCATGCCATCTTTGATTTGCCTTAAAATATTCCTTAAAAGCCGCCATGAGTCTTTCGTGAGACTCTTCATTTTGATGATCCGACGGCTCTACATGCTTGCTCATTATTCAGTAACTTCTAAATCTGTAGCATAGCTGGTATAGCCATTTTCTTTAACAACTTTAAGCACGTTATTCACACGGCCAATTAGTTCGTCCTTGTGACTGATTAGGAAAATGTTTTTCTTACGTTCACGGGCCATCTTTTTAAGTACGCCCAGTGCACCTTCTACGCCCGAAGCATCTAGTCCGTTGTCGATTAACTCGTCTACAAACAGTAAATTAATACCTTGATATAGACTTTCCCATACATCACGGAAACTAAAGCTCAGACCTAAAATAAGTCTGTTGCGTTCACCACGCGACAAGTTGTCAAAATCCAAGTCTTGACCCAGTTGTGTAATCAACACTGACAGATCGTTTTGGAATGTAACAGTATGTGGCAAGCCCAACTTGTCTAGATAGTAAGTAAGTCTGTTGTTAAGATAAGCTAGATTTTGATCAATGATCTTCTTGCGAATAAACGAGTCTTTTGACGTTAACAGTTTAAGTAAAAACTCTTGATGTTCTTTTAAACTGTTAAGTTGATTGATTTTATCCCACAAGATTTCTTGTAAGGCAGTATCAGTCAACTCGTCAATTTGTTCTTGATAGTGATCAGTTTCCCCGGCCTTAATAGTCAGCTGAGTTTCTAAGTTTTTAAGATTATTCTGATGCTTGAGTGCTTGTTCTAACGTATCATAGTAAGTGTCAGGACGACCTGTGATTTCACCTAACTCTGTAATATCGTGAGTAATTTTTTGAAGATCTTTTTCTACCTTGGCAAAATATTTTCGGGCTTCGTCAAGGTGCCCTTGTGCCATCTGAGTCATTTCTTCATGTTTGTGATCATGCAATTCTTGTTCACAAGCGTGGCACTGCTTATTCGCCAACTTCATAAGCTCGGCGTTATACTTCGTAACGCTTCGCTCCGCTTGCGCTATCGCGCTTTCTAACGTAGCCCGTTCCTTATTTAGGCTTTTTAGCTTCTGCGAAGCTTCTTCGTAAACTTTGAGCTCCGCATGCTTTGCAAGCTCTGCATCGATATCTACACTTTCAAGTTCGATAATAGCACGGCCTATTTTTTCTAATTCTTGTTGATGCTGATTGTGCCATGCACTTTGTTTTGTCAACAAATTATCAATACTTTTTTGAATATTTTCATTAGATTTCTTTGCCGCTTCTATGTCTGCACTTTCTTGTGTAATAGTATCTTTAGTTTGTCTTACTAATTCTTTAAGAGTTTCTGCTTTTTCACTTAATAGTGTAATGCCCAACAACTGCTCAATAATAGCTCGCTGATCATTAGCCCGCATACTTAAGAATGGTTCTGTATACGTGTTAAGAGCAACAATATGCTTGAACATGTCTGGACTCATGCCTAATAACTCATCCAAGTCCTTTTGCGTTTCACGCATATCGCCCTGTGCATCATCTGTTTCTTCAGTTTCTTGTGCTTGGTCATTGACAAAGAACTGTAGCACGTTAGGTTTGCGTCCACGTTCAATACGATAGTCCATGCCGTCTTTTTCAAACGCAAGTGTAACCAACATATTTTTATTGTTAATCTTATTAATAAGATTATCTTTTTTAATGTTAGTTAAGGCATTGCCGAATAGTGCATAGCTGAGTGCGTTTACAATAGTAGTCTTACCCGTACCATTACGGCTTCCACTATCATCTCCGCCTTGATCTAAATTTTCACCTAGTACAAGCGTTAAGTTTTCCTGGGCAAAATTTACAGCTTGGGTTTGATTACCCACACTCATGAAGTTTTTTACTGTTAATTCTTTTAATTTTATGCTCATAAGCTGTTATAAATTTCCAACAATATATTTTTGTCAAACTGATCAGATTCGATGTTTATAATTTGACTACTAACAATCTGATCTACACTTTCAAAACTTTGAATGTCAATGCTTGTGTTAATTTCAAGATCTTTCTTTTCTGCAATTAGCGTAAGTTCTCGAATATTATAGTCTGCAATAAACTTTTCTTTAACAAAACTAGCTTCTTCAAAACTAATGTCGATATCTAATGTAACACGTAAATGCTGTTTAGGTTTAATAATAGTATCTGCTTCGTCAATTAACTGACTTAGTTTAACTGTGCGGAATGTAGGCTGATCTGGCCAGCTATGATATTCAGGTTGCCCTCCCCACTCTAATATCATCATTCCACGTTCGTCGTCCCAAGCATCTGCATAATTGTGCGGAAACGCATTGCCAATATACACCATATTTTTTTGTTGTTGACGTTTATGGAAATGTCCACTAAAACCTAATTCATAATTTTTAAAAGCATCTAATTGTATTTCACCATGATCCGGCATTTGTATCATAGCGTTCATAAAAAAGCTGGGTAATTCAAAGTGTCCAAATATATATTTGCCACCTTTTTTACCTACACTTCGCCATTCTTCGCCAACAAGCCATGGGCAGAGTGTGACATCTCCAATAGTAGTAGGCTCATGTACGACAGTGATACCAGGTATATACTTTCCAAATTCCACAGAGTGTATATCCCGTTTGTCTTTGTAATACAAATCATGATTGCCAGGAAAGAAATAGAAGTTATCAAACGCCTGCCCCAACTTTTCCAAGGCCCTAAGGCTATAATCCATTGTAGTAATGTTAAGGCTATTGCGATTATGATGCCAATCGCCCATAAAGATACCTGTATCACAACCTTCCTCCTTAGCTTTTGCAATGTACCAATCGACAAAATCTTCGCAGTCTTGGTTGTGAACACTGCTGTTAGATTTTAATCCAAAGTGTATATCTGTAAAACAAGCTACTCGTTTAAATAAATTACTCACTAGCTTCCTCATTTCGTTTTAGTGCTGCCGCATGTTCTCCGGCGCCTGTTCGACTATAACTTGGGTTCATACCGTTGATTTCTAAAATGTCATCGCGGATGTTTTGATTACGTTTTTCAATATTAATAACACGAACAAAACTATTAGTCACAGCCGCAGTAAAGTAAGCAAACGGATTGTCACTCTTTGATTCGTCAAATTGTAGTCCAATTTGTGTTAGTTGCAAAATAGCCTGACCTTTCATTTCGTCGTTATATGTATAGCCACGAACGTTACCGCGAGTAGCATAACGCTCACATAATTTTAACATCATTCGTGCTAGAGTTGGAGTAATTTGGCCCGCATCTTTATCAAAATGACCTTTCTCTAAATCACCTTTCCAATGACTTTTGCCCACGCATACCAGTTCATTGGCTTCATTATATTTCCAATGTTGGAACGGTGGAAAATTTACCTTATCTCTATGATCGGCAAGACTTTTAGGATTCTTTTTTCTTGTACTGTTTAACGGAATGTGATCAAAACTCATAATTCTGAATACCACATCAGTCTTGGCTATTTTCTTATAATCAATTTCGCAGTCTGCTTGTTTGACTTTTTCTCCTGCTTTTTTACGGGTTTCGTAATCTAGCTGACTTAATCTTTTGGCTTTTGCTCGTTTAGCATCTGCTATGCTTCTAATATTAATCTTGTCCAAACTGGGTAAAATTATATCATATTGATGATATTGGGGAGCAGTGAAACTACAATATGATGTTTTACTTCTGTGTATTTCTAATAACATATCCTTGTTATTTAGGTAGTTAACTTTAGCTGTCATTAATTAATTCTCCGGATGTTACATTATAAAGTATGCACTTAATAAAGTCAAATAAATAATATACCAAAAGGACTTTATTATGGGACTATTCGATCCTACACAACTTGCAGGCGCTTCAAATATTATAGATGCTGGATCGTCTGGATTCAACACTCTCAGCAACATAGGCGGTGCGGTTGCCGCCGGGCTTGCTTCTGGCAATATTGCAAGCGCAATTCGTGCTGTCAATTTACCATCGGCAGGCGAAGCAATAGGCGATACACTACAATCCATAGCCGCTTTTAAAGGCGATCCGCATCCAAACGATTGGCGTGTGAGATTAAGCATGTCTACTTGGCCCAGTTTTAGCACTAGCGCAGTATTGAAACCATTAACTGATGCAGGCGGTTTAATATTTCCATATACTCCAAAAATTAACATACACGGAGCTGCCAGTTATACACCAGTTTCTCCAGTACATTCTAACTATCAATTTCATGCGTATAGAAATAGTGAACCAGGTAAAATTGTTATCAATGCACCTATGTTTGTAGAAGATACTACACAAGGATTATACTGGATCGCTATGGTACATTATTTAAGAAGCCTGACTAAAATGTTTGCAGGAACTGATCCAAAAGCCGGTAATCCTCCTCCTATTGTATTCTTAAATGGTTACGGAAATTATGTTTTTAAAAATATTCCAGTTGTTGTAACTAGCATGAATGTAGAGTTAGATAATAATTGCGATTACATTGGTGTTAACGTTGTCGGTAGTGCTGCCGGAGCAGTAGAAGGAACAGCAGATGGGATCTCTGGTTTAGCAAGCAGTGTAGGAGGATTATTTGATGCAGGCAGTACAGCAAGCGGAATTTTCAGCGGCATTAGCACTATTGCCAGCGGAGTTGGCCAAGTATCTGCGTTAGCTGGTACGTTTGGTCTTGGAGGAACAACTAGCGGCGGAGTTACACATGTACCAACCAAGACTACCTTCTCAGTTACCTTGCAACCGATATATAGTAGAAACAGTGCTCGTAATTTCAGCCTTGATAGATTTGTTCAAGGTGGCTATCTTAATAACAGTTTTGGGTACATTTAATTATGGCAGCTACTTACACAAATACCAGTCCTTGGTTTAACACACCTATAACACAAAATTATTTAGATGTATTAACTATACGTCCGGTAGCCGCACAAGCTGATGATTTTCTTTATACAATTGAAAGTCAGTATACTTTCCGACCAGATTTATTAGCATATGATCTGTATGGACAAGCAACATTGTGGTGGGTCTTTATACAGCGCAATCTTGATGTATTGCAAGATCCTATTTTTGATTTTGTACCTGGAGTACAAATTTATATTCCTAAAGGTAGCGGCCTTACATCTGTATTAGGACTATAATATGAGTTTAGATGGCATTCCAGGTTTAATCGACTCAGCTACTAATTTAGGTAATACTGTAAACAATGCAGTTTCTAATGCAAGTTCGGCTTCAAGTTTTTCTGGATTTTTAGATAGTGTAACAGGTGCATTTAGTAGTCTTGGAAAATTCTTTCAAACTCTATCTGGCGTAAATTTACCTATTAAAAACCCCTTACATGCGTATGCATCATACGATTACATATTAAGTTTAGCATGTTTAAGTAATAACGAAGTAACAAATCCTGATAAGACTTACATGGCTGGAGCACCATTGACACTAATATGTAAAAGTGCCAATGCAGATCCTACTAATCGTATTAATACTGCATATGGAAAATTTGATTTCTTCTTTCAAGACTTGGCATTTGATGTTGCTACTCAGGTAGATGTAAATTTAACAGGAAATTATAAATTAGATTTTACAATTTTTGAACCCTACAGCATGGGAATGTTTTTTGAATCCTTGCAGTCCGCGGCTGATCAACTAGGTTATGATACATGGAGATCTGCAATATGGTTAATAGCTATTGAATTTAGGGGAACCAAAGAAGACGGTACAATGGTTCCTATTCCTAATACAAAAAGATATATTCCTTTTGAAATTAGAGATATGTCAATGCAAGTTGATGGCCGAGGGAGTGTTTATACGATTTCAGGTATGCCATCTAATATGATGGCGCTATCAGATGCCGTGGCAATGTTTAACACTGATATTTCATCAGATGGAGCAACTGTTGGAGAAATATTGCAGTCAGGGGAATTTAGTTTACAAGTTGCTCTTAATAAATTTGAACAAGAAAAAGTAGACAAAGGCTTACAAGAAAAACCTAATCAATATTTGATATATTTTCCTAATGATCCTAGTAGCGACTCAGGAAGCTCAATTGGAGCAGGTGGATCACTTTTAGAAACAGTTATACAAGCGACAATAGATCCAAGTGCCAGCGGCAGTACATCTGATGCAATTAAAACTAAATTTCAATTACAAACTAATACTATTACTAATGACCTTGCTCAGCAAGTTAGTGATTTAAATGAAATAGGTTCAGCTCCTATGGGATTTGATACTACCAGGGAAGGTGATATTCCTATGGGAAGAGATGATCAAGTTTATGATAATGCTAGTAAAACTTTCTTTGGTGGTGCTTTGACTCGAGATCCAACTAAGGCAAATTTTAAATTCGATCAAAAAACTAATATTGTTAATGCTATTAAACAAGTTATTTTGCAAAGTGATTACCCTAAGGCATCTCTAGATGCATCTTCTATAAGTCCAGAAGGATATAGAAACATGTGGAGTATACGACCTTGGGTATTTCCTTTAGGAACTAAAGCCGATTCAGTTACTGGTGATATTCCTAGATTATATGTTTATAAAGTAACGCCTTATAAAGTGCATGCCAGCAGATTAAAAGCACAGAGTCAAGCAATACCAGGATTTAACTTACTAAGTCAGCAAGCTCCAAAGCAATATAATTATATCTATACTGGTAAAAATGATGACATCTTAAGTCTGAATATTGATGTAAACAAATCATTTTTTCAAATTATGCCAGCTGATGCTGGAACAGAAAATTCGGATAGTAAAACTAATGAAAGGCAAGCTAGTGGTAGTGAAGGTAGTTCTACTAAACCACTTAACCTTGGATTAGGATCAAATTCTGTAAACAAACAAGGAACTGGTAGCTTTGTAGGTTATATCGGTAGTTTATTTAAGTCGGATGGCCACGGTGGCGGAGGAACAGAACGACCAGCAACTAGAGCTGCCAAGGCTTTTGTGGATGCAATGGCCATGGAATATGATGTATATAATATCCAAATGGAAATTATGGGAGATCCTTATTATATTGCACACAGCGGAACTGGTAATTATACGTCGTCGGCTAGTCAATATGTAAATTTAAATGCCGATGGTACTATGAATTATGAAAATGGAGAAGTAGATATTGTTGTTAATTTCAGAACTCCTATAGATATTAATCAAACCACTGGAATGTATAATTTTGGAGCAAATAGTCAATCAGCTCCACTTACTAGATTTAGTGGATTGTATTGTATTACAAAAGTTGAGAATCGTATGTCTGAAGGAAAATTTACACAAATAATTTCAGCATTAAGAAGATCTGATCAAGAAAATCCTGGAAGTGCGATTGCTTCGGCAGTCGAAAAAGCTCAGTATCTTAATACTAACCCTGTAGTAGATAAAGGCAATCCGTCAGGGTCTGAAGAAGAATCTTCAAGTAATTAACATAAAGGAATACAATGGGAGGAAATAACTATACCGCGCCAAATGATAATATGTACAGTAGTACAAATTATCCAGATACACCCGTCGGCCCATTTTTAGCAACAGTTATTGGTCATCAAGATGGCAAATATTTAGGCAGACTTAATGTATTGATTCAACGTCAAGGTTCAGGTAATAATAATTCTAGTACACAAACAAGAATTGTGGACTATATGAGTCCTTTTTGGGGTGTAACTGGATACGGTCAAACTACCGATGATTCTGGAAATCCCGGTAATTACGACGGCACACAAAAAAGCTATGGTATGTGGATGGTTCCACCTGATCCAGGCTCAACGGTGTTGGTTATATTCTTAGCTAATAATCCAGCTAAAGGCTATTGGATAGGCTGTGTTCCTAAAGACGATAGTTATATGAATTTTATGACTCCTGGTATTGCTGCCACCAAGTTTGCTATAACAGACGATGCAACACTTTCTGTAACAACAGATAGTCAAGGTAAAGATTTAAGAGTTCCTGTGACAGAATATAATAAAAGATCTTCTGACAATGCTGGTCCGCAAGATCCTACTAGATTTAATAAACCAATACACCCTTTAGCATTATTTTTAGACAATCAAGGACTGTTGTTAGATGACATTCGAGGAATTACAACTAGTAGTGCTAGACGAGAAGTGCCTAGTACTGTATTCGGAATAAGCACTCCGGGCCCAATTGACAGGGACGGAAAAACAGGATTAGTTGGAACAAAAGAAGCTAATGTGCCTAATGCACCAGTTAGTCGCCTCGGTGGCCAAACATTTATTATGGATGATGGGCATAACAAATATTTGCG